CGTGACGCCGTCAATGTTGATGCGATTCGCATTGATGGTGCCGGTCGTTATGGTATCGCCGTCGATTATGGTAATTGAACCGTTTACCTGACCAGCGTTGATGAACGCCGAATCATTTGTCAGGGTCGAAATGTTTGCGCCCGCAACGACGAGACTGCCCGCTGTGATGACGCCAGACACATCGAGTCGATCAGCAGACACGGTGCCTGTCTGAATTGCATTGCCTGATATGTTAGTCACGTTGTCGTTTACCGTGCTGGTAATCACAAGATTACCTGCCGTGATAAGGCCAGACACATCAAGGCGATCAGCGGACACTTCGCCTGTCTGAATCGCATTGCCTGATATGTTCGTCACGTTGTCGTTCACTGCGGACGTGACTACTAGACTGCCGGCCGTGACGAGACTCGATACGTCCAGGCGATCAGTAGACACCGTTCCTGATGTGATGAGATCGCCGGATATCGCCACGTCCGTGTTCATGTTGATTTTATCGGAGGACACTGTGAACGGGATGATCGGCTCGTCTTCGGAACTGGACGGGTTGACGATGCTAAATTTGTCAGCCAAAACGGAAAACGCAGACACCGGCGTGTCATCAATGAGCGTCGACGCCAGACCGAACCCCGCCACACGTCCGTTGGCGTCCACTTTGACGGAATACTGTGCGCCCAGGCCGTCAACCGTCACCATCGTTGACACTGTAGAGTTGTCTAGCGTTTGCAAATCGACAAGCGTGTTGTCCTCAAGCTGTAGACTGGTGCCGTCTTCTGCCTCGGGGTTGACAAAATTTTCAGCGGTCGTGTCGTCGCTGTTGAGTAGGTTCGTGCCGATTGTTGCTCCCACTGTCGCGTTGTCAGCGGGTGCGCCCGTCGTACCACTCACGTCTGACCAGTTGACTCGGCCGCACGTCGCAAAGACCGTCGTATTCGGGTCAGCGTTAGGCTGTAAGCTACTGCGTGCCTCGTCTGAAGTCCCGACATATTTAACCGCCCGCACCCAGTAATAGCGCGTGTCGCCAGGACTAATCGGGTCGACGCCGTTCGCCGCATCGTGGACAAACTGCGTGCCCGTCGTTTCGCCTATCTTGTCAGCGCCCGCAAAGCTGCTTGACGCTGACGCCAATACGTGGATGGTTGAGAATGATTCCAAATCGCTGGGATTGACCCAATCCAGTTCGACATTTTTCAGCCCAGCCGTTGCGGTCAGTCCGCTAGGGTCAGGCACGCCGCGAAACGCGGACGTGATAGCACCGGTTGCGGTCAGCGTAGAATAATCACCACTCGCAGGGTCCGCGTATGCGGTCGACGAGTCTTCGCGTAGCGTCAGATTGACTCCGCCGTCCTCACTGAACGACCAGTTGACGCATTGGAAGACTTTTGACGACCAACTAAGTTCATCAACCGTGACCGACACGCGGTCTCCAATCGCCACGCGTAGCGCCGACAGATTGGCAGGGAACGTCACGAGCTGCTGTAGATCGCCGATTTGGATCAGTTTGTTCGCAATCCGCTGCGCCATCGTTGACGTGTTGGTCATGTTGAGCGCGACTTCTTTCTCCAGCACTTGGTTGTTGTCGCGGCTTAACGCACCGGCCAACTGCACCGACGGGAACTCTGCCTCTGTGTGATTTTGCGCGGGGTCGATGAAGATGCCCTTGACCGTGTTAAATCTGTCACCACGGTTAAAAGAGGTCTGGATGGACATACCCGCCATCAGATCGTCAGCGGTTAGCGCAACCGTCGGCGCTTGATAGATGCCGGCTCGCAGCACGAACACGCCGTTCGTATAACTCAGGTTGCCGTTGCAACTTGACAAAATCTTTTCGATATTCACACGATGCGTGTCGGTGCCAAACACGACCCCGTTGCATGTGAAGCGTTTTTCACTGCCGCTAGGAATCGTCACCGACACATCGCAACCATCAGCGGCGGTGATGATCGCCGCCCAGTCAATCTTTGTGCTGGCGACCCCTAGCCCGACCTCGTTATCCATGAGGTAGTCCGCCAAACAGAGCGCTGGATTATCCGACCACGCGATGTAGCTCGCATTGGTGGGCGACGCGCCCGCCGTACCGCCGGCGGTGACTTCCAGACGCGGGTCGTACACCTTCTTGCCCTTTACCAGACATTTGATGTTATTTGGCGTGTACTGATCAAAGGTTTCGCGACTGTCAGCAGTCAGGCTCCACTTCGTGACGATGTACGCGATGCCTTTGCCTTGGTGCGCTGCTGTCCAGCCGGTAAACGTCGACGTCAGCATTGAGTCACTCGCTTGCGTTGACGAGCCGACATGCTTGTTAATGGTGACGATCGTTGAGCCGCCTTTAGGCCCAAATGTGGTCGAGCCAGCGCCCACCGCGCCACCGGTGGCACTGCCTGAGCCGATGTGTGCGTTTTGAATCACGACGTCATCAAAATGCACGTCGGTAATGGCCTCGACCTCATGCCCAGTCAAGGCGATGGCATAGTAGAGGTCTTGGTTGTCCGTGCCTGACGTTCCGACAAAAACGATAGGACCCGACACTAGGGCCTGTCCGTAAACGAGTTTGAACGGACCTGTCGTTGTCTTGGTGGTGTCTTGGCGTCGTCGGTCGCTGTCGCCGGCGGGCATCTGCACATCGGGCATACGCAGCGCTAGACGCATGGCGATACCTGCCGTCGCGACCGTGGCAGCAAAGCCAATGACGCCGGCTGCAACACCCGTCACTTTCCCAAACGTAACGAATTTCCCTACGCCCGTCAGGAATTTCCCGATGGAAACGAACGCGCTTACGGGATCGGCCATAACGCCCACCCCTTCGTTACGTGTCCACTGCTCACGCGCAACATGCCATTGGTTGAGATGCAGACCGCATCGTCCGCCAGTTTGATGCCCATGATGTGTTGTCGACCGAACTGCAACAGAACCGGCGAACCGTCAGGCAACGTGTCAATGGAGGTCGTCGGTTCACCGAGTACCGATGTCACTAGTGGCTCTAATCCCCCAGCGTCAGCGACAATCCGGTCCGCTGCTTGCTCGCTGTCGTACACGTAGTCGGGGATGTAATCTTTGCCCGTCAACTGCTGTACGATGAACCGCACGAACTGCACACAGTCACTGGTGCCGTAGGTGAACGGTTGCCGTTCCCAGGCGTTAAGCGCTCGCAGTACGTCTTGCATTACGACCGCCCACTGGGGTTGTACTCGTAGTCGGGAGAAAAGCTACTGTTACTTGCCGGCCCATTGCCGCCACGCGCTGACCCCCATCCAAGTTTTACGCCAGCCACGTTTTGAATGTGCGAAAAAAACAGGTCGCCACTAAAGCGCGCCTGTTGATTTGCGTTGGTGTACATCGCATTCCGGGACTTATCGAACCGCGCCAGATTGGATTCACATACCAGGGACACCACGTCACCGCCGTCAGCACCAACCGACATGGTCATCTGATCCATTTCGCCAGACCAGATTTGTGTTGGGTCTGCGATTAACGCGTCGGTCGCGTCAAGGACGCCAAGCCACACCGTGACTGGTCGCTGAAAATAGTCTTCAGTTAGCGCGGCGTTCGTAATTGTCGAGTCGACGCCTGACAGTGACAGCGTCAGCGCGTAGGGCGAAACGTCGATGCCTTCCTGCACCTCTGAGATTGCGCCCAAGTCGCCAACGCCGAGCCACGTCTGCGATCCCCATGTATACGACCCCAGCCCTGTATGCAGACGCAATGTGCCGCTGCTGAACCCCAGTTCCGCAAACAGCAACATGGTGACGTCTTGCGCTTGCAGCGCTGTCGCAACACCGGCAGGGAAACCGCGACTCATGCGAGGACGTCTTCGATGGCTTCAATCGTAAACGACGACAGACCGCCAATGCGGCTGTCCCAGTTTGCCGCAGATGTAACGATCATCACCGCAAGCGGTGTGGTGAAATTGACCAAGGCATTGTTCGCGGGACTGCCACGTAGCGCGGGTGCGATGGGGACTGTGACATGGCCTGACCCGTTGCTGTCGCAATCAGCCGTAACCATGTGGTAACAATTGTCGAAGGCTATGCGATCTCCGGCGCGGAAGTAGTCCGACGTGCTGGCCGTCGCCCCGTCGAGCAGTACTGAAGTCCCAGTCTGTGACCCGCCATCTACACGCAGACCCGTATCACCAGACGGCGCTGTGCCCCTCCGGCTATATGAGTAGTCCTGAAAATAAATTCGATTTTCTTGTCCGTTTAGTTTTGAAAGGAACGCTTGCATCTTTGCCCGATCTGCGCCGGTTAGGTTGTTGAACGTCGCCGTCGTTTTCCAATGAGAACCTTTGCGCGTGGCCGTTTGCACGGCGTTGGTTAGCGGTGACACGTAGGTTTTCGTATTAGTGACTAACGACCACGTCTGGCCGCTAGGTGTGACTCCGACGTCAGTATCGAACGTGTAGGTGGTCATGCGAACCGCCGGCGTGACATCAGGTCGTGTATCGTTTCAATGGTGCGACCGCTGGCGATCTCAATGGCGGCGGCTATTTTCATGTCAACGTCGGCACCACCGGTCGCGTCAATGTTGTTGATGATCGTGACCCCTTGACCTGATCGGTTGTGGTCGATGACCGATTCGTTCGGGTGCAATATCGCGGGGAAACCACCACGACCGTCGACACCGCCAGCGCGAACGCCGCGTCCAGTAAACCCGCCACCTTCAAACGATTGCGAGCGAATGGTCCTTACTTGTTGCAGTCCGCTGGCGATTGTCATCGCGGCCATTGCAAAACTGAGCGGTGGTTTGTACTCGGACAGCGCTTTTGTTGCCCCAGCGTAGGTCTGCATGATGGCGTTGGCGATCTGTAACTTTTTGTTTTTCGAAAACAGCGAGGACATCTGGCCAACGACATGTATCGCTCTTTCATCGGCGTCCTTTTTTTCGAACTCGTTACGCGCTCGGAGTCCCTGTTCCATAATGCGGGTTTTTATGCGTTCGAACTGTGACAATTCTCTGATTTCTTCGGCCGGCGCGTCTGCCACTGGTGTGACTTGGTTGGCGATGCGTGCAGCGCGTTCTCGTTGATTTACGACAAACGCGTCGAGTTTTTTTCCAAACTGTTCGCTGGGCAGTTCTTGCGTCATCAGTTCGGTGATGGCGGTGTTTAATTCTTGCAGTTCTCGGGTCGCAGCTTTACCAAATTCAGCGAGTGGGTTTGACTTGATTTCTTTCATACCGAAAAAATTAGCGACGTTGTTGTACATGTCAATGAAGCCTTGCACCGCTGGCGCAAGGTTAAGCGCGAGCGTCTGGCCGATTTGCAAAAACATGCGACGCAGTGCCAGTCCTGCAATTTTCAGTCCGTGAAAAACATCGAGCAGACCACCCCACACAGTCTTTATGACAGTGTTGACCATTGTGGAGATTGTGCCGAACTGCCCTGTGTCGACGTTTAGCTGCGCCATAAAGTTAGCCACCATCTCAATCGCCGGCGCGAGCGCGACCACAAACGCGTTTTTCACTCCTGTGGTAATTGCGCCTAGCCTTGTCATTGCATCATTGGCTATCTCAACTTGGGCTACTTCCATCCGCGACATAGTCAGGCCAAGTTTGTCAGCCTCTGTTGCGGCGGCTTTTAGCCCCTCTGATTGCCCCTCAAGCATGTTAAGCAGGGCGACGCCCTCGCTATCAAAGAGCTTCATTGCTAGACGCGTGCGATCACCGGACCCTTCAACCTGACCAAACGCGTCAGCGACCGCCATCATCTGTTGATCGAGCGGTAGCTTTTCTAGGTCGCGAGCGTTTAGGTTCAGTTCGTGCAGTGCCCCGACTGCCTCGCCCGATCCAGAACTCGCCTCACTGAGTCGGCGATTAAATCGCTGCAATGACATATCAAGGGTTGATTGACTCACGCCGGCCAGTTCTGCGGCGTGTCTTAGACCACCCAGCGCTTCGGTCGTAAGACCCAATCGGTCAGCCGTTTTGCCCAGGGCATCAATAACGGGCATCTGTGAACGAACAATGGCCGCACTACCAGCGGCGGCGGCAACGCCAAAGCCGGCGGTGACTTTGGATAAACGCATGCCAACCTGACTGACGGATTTCGTAACCCGCGCCAGCCCTCGCGCCGTTTTGTCCGTGGCGCGGAATACGATGTTGACATCACGTTTCGCCATCTTTCTTCAGTCTCAAATACGCGGCCCAGTAACGCGCCTCTAATTCAGTGAGGGACAACACCTCTGCGAGCGACTTGTGTAGCAGTTCGCTGAGCGATAGCGCGAACATGAGCGTGTCATCCCGTATCAGTTTTTTTCGATGTCCTCGTCGTTGTAGTCTTCCGACATGGCAGTGACAATGCGTGCAACGACATCAGGATCGGTCAAGGTGCGTATCTCAAACGCATCACCGCGCTTAAACATCTTCGACCCGTCTTGATTACGCGCACGCAGTATCAGCGTCATCGCGACCGCTTCATCGGTCTTGCCGTCAGACACCAGCGCCTGAATCTCGCCCTGTTCGCGCAGGTTGATCGGTTTCCAGTAGATCGTGGTGGACCACTCGGGCACCTCCAGCGATAACATCTCATCATCGAGCAGCGTCTGAAAATGCCCCTTCGCCGCGTCTAGGACTGACATTTACACCGTGCCTCGCGTCAGCGCGCCGGTGCCGGTGAACGACACGTTATGCGTGACGATGGAATCAATACCGCCAGACACAGACACACTATTGACAATGCCGTTGCCGCTGTACGAGTAGTCGCCCGACGTGTCGCCTTCAGGCAGAAACAGAAACGCTATTGTCGCTCCCTCGACGAGTGTCATCTGTGGGCTGTCGGTCTCGTCAAAGAAAAGCTCTACGCTGCCAGAAAACGACTTCTTGCCCGCCACATTGACGGCTGACGTCGACGAGAGGATCGACGCGTCAACGATCTCAGCGGATGTCTCTAGCGAATAGCCAGTCAGTTCGCCGATGGCGGTGCCGCCGGCCTTGATAACGCCTTCGCTGCCTAAGTGTGTAGCCATGTGATCTCCTACAGTGCCGTCGTGGGCACGGTTGTTTTGGTTTGGTAGTGAACGCCAAACGACAGACGCACTGACCCGATGGGTTGATCGCCTTCGCTGTCGTATTCGATTTCGGTGGATTGCAAGACAGTGTCAAGCGCCAACGCGTTACACGTTGGATCACTCGCGACCGCCGTCTCTACTTCTGCTGAGATCGTGTCAAGCGTGTCGTCTAGGTTCGACGCCGTCCTGGCGTACCCCTCAACCATCACGGTCAGGTCACGGTTCAGCGAATCGGTGGTCGCCATCGTTGCCCGCTCTGATGTCTCGCTGGTTGAATACACCAGCAAACAGGGCAGGTCGTCAGGCTCCAACGTATAGACCCTAGACTGAAACACGTTAGCACCAGTCGTCGTCAATCCGGTGACGTTAGACGCGATGCGTTCGCGAAGCGATTGGCGAACGTGTGGCACTAGCTCGCCTTCGCCTTCGGTTTCTTGTCAGCATCAACGCCAAGATTGCGCGATATGAGCTTCTGGAACATGCGGACGTCTACGTCAAGAACGTCGCCCTTGGCGACTTTTTTGCCTTCAACGACGCATGCTTCTTTGATTTCAACTTTCATGATTAGACCCTGCACAGTGCGGTGATGTGGGTGCGCGTGCTGTCGTATTGCACCTCGACAACGGTGTACGTGGTACCACCGACGGCGAACGTGTCGCCCTCGCTTATGCTGGGCGTATCCGTCGCGTTGCAGCGCACCACCGGTGCCATTGATTCGACTTGAATTGATCCGCCGGCTGCGACACCGACAGACTCGCGGGACAAGATCACGTAAAGCGTACTAGCGCTGCCGCCAGCCGGCGTATAGGTCGCCGTCTCGCCAAGCGATAGGTACATCTCTGCGCGATCTTGTGCCGTTTCAAGCGCCATCAGTCAGCCTTTTTGGTCGCCTTTTTTTTCGGCTTGGCGTCTGACGACTTCGTGACGTCGCGAGACATGACAGCCGCCGCAATCACCTGACCGCTTTGGACTAGGCTCATTGCGGCTGCGTCGTCAATGTCAACGCTATCGCCGGCCTTGTGGGTTGCGCCATTGATGACGCAACCTCTCAGGACGTTATAAGCGGCCATTAGGCTGAAGCCTTACAGAACGCTTGCGGTACTCGCACGCCGATGTCGGCATACATGATTACGCGGATGCGAACCGTGCCGCTTGCTGAACCGGTGTAGGGGTCAACAAGCAGAGAAGGCCCTGCGCCAAAGTAGGCGACAATGAGCTGACTCCAATCGACTGAAAAGTAGGCGGTGCCAGCCGGTCCGGTGTTGTTGCTGATGTAGACTCGGTGTCCGTTGATAAACCCGTCTTCCATCACATAGGACGCCTGACCAGATTCCTTCACTGTCTGCTTGGCTAACCCGACCTGCGTGCTGGTTAGCAGATAGCCGGCGTTACCGAACACTGCGTTGTCGGCGAGACAAAGGCTCTCCATGTTGACCGCGTCAGCGAACGTCAGCGTATTAGCCGTAGCGAGTGACTCAGAGTTCACGCCAGTCGTACCATTCAATCCCGTCGGTTGGCCGGATGAACCAGTGCCGCCGGTTGCGCTGCTATCAACAAGCAGTGTCGTGCTGGACAAAATATCGTTGCGAATGATGTTCTCTATACCAATCGCGCCCGCTCCGGTACCCTGCGCCATCATCTGGCCGGTAACTTCGGTAAACACGCCCGCCGTCTTAGGCGACAGCGTAATAGATGAGAACACCATCTCTGACTCTGATGTGTTGCCACCTTCCGATGACACCCAACCTGCACTAGATGCTGAGGTCGCTTTCGGAATCTTGACGTCGGCATTCAGTCCGTCAAGCACGGTTGCACCGGCTTGCAGTACGCTAGATCGAGCGCGGAGCGCGTCAATGAAACCGTTGGCGAGAAACTCAGTACCAATAGCACCAGCGTCGTCGGACGTGTTTATGTCACGTTGTGCCCAAGAGCGATACACCTCTCCTGGCATCTGTGAACCTTCGCCGCCATAGACACGCTGCTCAGTTGCTGCCGTGACTGCTTCACGCTCAAACGCTGCGAGTTCTTGCAGTCGTCGGTCGTTCGGGTTCGCTTGCGCGTTAATCCAACGCGTCAAGCTAAACTTCCGCGTTTCTTTGTTCGTCAATCCGATGTCGTCGTCTTGGACAACGTGTACCTGATTTCGCTGCGCTTCTAACAGACGCGATTTGAAATCTGTGACGCTAACGCCGGTGCGGATGGCTTCGTTCGCCATTGCCGTCTGTTC